CCAGGTCTTGGAATAGCGGCCCTTGCGCGTGGGGAGGTCGTAGCGGGAGGGCATTACGCTGCCGCCGCCATCGCATTGGTTTCGTCACGGACGCGCTTGGCGATCTCGTCCTCGTCGATGCCATTGAAGCCCTCGCCGCGCTGCTCGTCCGACGGTCCTTCATTGGCGAACGGGTCGTCATCGGACTGAGCCGCCGCCTTGTCGGCATCCGCCGCGATCTGCTGGATCTCGTCCATGATCGGGCGCAGCATCGGCCGGGCCGCCTTACCCTCGTCCGTCGCCCACCAGGTCTTGAAGGCCGCCGATCCGGCGCGCGCCTTCTCGCGGGCGAAGTCCATCATTTCCTTCTGGCGCTGCGCCTCGCCCTCGCCCTTGGCCCATTCAGCCATCGCGGCGCCGGTCATTTCGCCCATCGGGCGGCGCGGGTCGAACAGGTTCTTGAACTGGTCGGACACCTTGATCTGGTGGACCGGGCAGCCGGGCGCGACGGGATCGAGAATGATCATCGCGGTCATTTCGAACATCAGGTCGCCGTCGCTCGCCGGATCCCACGGCACATCCTTGCGCCGGGTCTTGGTGGCGCGTGCGTTCTCCGCCTTGTCGCCGAACCCCTTCTGCATGACCGGCTTGGCGCGGGTGCAGATGATGATGTTGGTCTTGGCGCGAACGATGCGGTCGATCAGCCGGCGATACTTCGGCTTCACCTCGGCCCAGGCCAGTTGTCCGAACTTCGACGGGTCGATCTCGTAGCGGCCATTGGCCCGCTTCTGCGCCTGCTCGACAAGTCGGTCCAGCGCCAGCGCCTGTTCATCCAGAACGCCGCCGATGCCTTCCCAGGCATGGGAGAAGCTGTCCAGAATGACCACCGGCAGCTTTGCCGCCTCGGCCGCGTCGATGACTTCGATCCAGCGGTCAACGCCGAATCCGACCAGCTCGCCGCCATCGTTGATGGCGGTGAGGTCGAAGTGCATCATTTCCGGGAACGCTTCCTTGTAGTGAAGCGCGCGCTTGTTCTCGGTGTCGACATAGCCGATCGGGGCGCCCTTCTTACCTGTCATGCTTTCGGCGATGCCGCGCGCCACGCGCAGGGCGGTGAAGGTCTTGCCGGTGCCGCTGCCGCCAGACAGGCCAATGGCAATGGTGCGCGGCTCGGTGATTTCGTGGACGGGAATGAACCTGATGGTCATTGGGTCTGCTCCTGATAGATTTCGATGATCTTGGCGATTTTCGCCTCTGCGGCGGCGGCGGCCTCTTCGATCGCCGCCTGAATGATGTCGTCGGGGTAGACCCGGATTACGGCCATCGGCAGCTTGTCGGAGAAGCTGATGAAGTCGATCCAGTCGAGTTCGCCGACCATCAGCCCAGTCTGGTGCTGCATGATGAACTCAGACGGGATCGCGCCGGTCAGGGCATGCTCCACCACCGTCTGCACCTGATACTTCTGCTTCCGGCTCTTGCACTCGATCGCGCCGCGCGTGCCGACAGGGATGCCGTCAGGCGAATAGCCCAGCGTGAAGCCCCATTTGTCGTTGGTGATGAACCCGACTTCCTGGACAGGGCCAAACTGCTCAGCATAGCGCGCCCGCGCCTCCGCTTCGTCGTTCTGACCGCGGATCATGTCGAACGTCTGGAACAGCGGTTCCACGAAATTGGTGATCCGCTGGGCCGCCAGTTCGTAGATATGCTTCCGGCAGGCCTCGTCATCAGCGACAACATTCCATTCGCGCTGCTTGTAGGGTTCGCCGTTCTTCTTGACCCGCGTTTCCTCCTTGGGCGGCGCGTTGATGATCAGCTTCATTTCGCTGGCGGTGATCAGCCCACACCGGGCTTGCAGCCATTCCATGCTGCCCTGCTCCATGTGGTCGTGGATGACCTTGCCCACCGGCTGCTTGCGCAACGGCGCCCACGGATCACCCATAACTGGCCCGCGCTCACCTTCCGGCAACTCGCGCTGATCGGCGCCAGGATTGCGCTCACGCTTCGGGCCGGTGGCCTTCTGACGCTCTGCGCGCTCCGCCCCCAGCCCCCGCAGTTCGCGGCGGACATCAGTCAGGCAATTGAGGATGCCGCGATCAGTGTCGCCCGGCGTATCCGGGAAGACGACGAACCGACTGCTATCGCCGAAGCTGAGGACCGCGCGCGGATGCTTGCTGCCCTTCTCGAACGAAACAGCGGCACCGGGCCATTCCTCGACCTCTTTGCTGATGGCTTCGTGGTAGCTCACAGGTGCGACCCCACCAACACCCCCATCATGAACACCACAGCCCCCGCCCCGATCAGCTCGGCATAGGGAGGGTGGAGGCCGATGCGGGCGTCGCGGTTGGTCAGGGCGGCGCGGATTTTGCGGATCATGCCCGGCTCTCCATCTTCTCGCGGTGGGCGCGCTGGTGCATTTCATCCATGCTGACCGGCGGTTCACCCTCGCACATGGCTTCGTGCTGCGCTTCGGCAGCGTCGGCGAGTTCGTCGTCCGTCATCGGGCGCCAGCCGATGCCTTTGCAGGCTTCGCATTGGACCGCAGGATGAACCTCACTGCGGATGCGCCCATTGCCGTCGCATTGCGGGCACTCGATTTCCGGCCGATAATGCTCATCACAGGTGAATTTGCTGGCGACGCACTTCGGGCAATCTGCCTGCCAGTTCGCTCCCTGGATCATGCTGCACCGCCTTTCGCCTTGGCGATTGCGGCATCGATCTGCTCAGCAAGTTCAACATCGCTGGTATAGCGATCGGGAAGCCCGCGTTGACGGACGGCAATCAGCGCCTCCAGCAGTTCCGGCGCAGCGGCAAACCGATAAGCGTCAGCCTCGCTGCAAAACCCGCTGAGAAGCATATAGGGTCGCTTGGCGTCGGTGTGATCGCAGCCATTTGCATAGCCGTTATCTTCACGATGGAGGCCAATACCCCACTGCCCGTTTTTGCGCTGGTTTTCGGATTGGCTGGCCACAAAAGGCCCCGGCGTATGCGTTGCGTTGCTCACAGCGCACCGCCTTTCGCCCGCTCGGCCAGCATGGCGTCGGCAATGGCGAAAGCCTTTCCAGCAAAAAGCTGCTCCATGCTCTCGATGCCCTCAGGGTATCCAAAAGCCGCGTCGCCAGCGCACTGGCGAATGACTGCGCCGATAGCCTGCCCCGCGAACCAGTCGCGCAGGGTCATGCCCATCGTTCCATTGACGTTGGCCTCATTGCAGGCAGGGAACGCGCTCGGGTTTTCAGGCTGGCTCATGCCGCCTCTCCCGTCAGCTCAGCCAGTTCAGCGCGAAGCTTCTTGGCACGCTCTTCCTTGGCGATGGCCTCGTTGTAGACCTCTCGGCTGCATGCCTGGATATACGTCTCGATCTTGTCGGCGAACGTGTCACCACTGATCATGCTGTGCTGCTTGCCGGCAGGTGTCCAGAAAGTCAGATCGTGAGACGGCGCGCGCTCGGCGGAATAGTGCGAGAAGTAGATCATCGCGGACGAACGGTGGGCCGTGCGCTTGTTGATGATCTCCATCGCGTCGTTGAGCGTTTTGCGCTCGGCCTTGGTAAGATGTGTCATGCTGCAACTCCCAACGCCAAAGCCTCACGGCGCTGCACAAAGCCCGTCAGTTCGGCGATCCAGTGGTCATAGAAGGTGCCAGGCAGGCGCTTATCGAGCAGGTCGTTTGCCCAGTCGTGCGCCCAGCGCTGGCCGATTTCGTGGCCGATCCTGATACACCGCTGCTCAAGGTCGCGGCACTGGCGGATGGCGTTTCCGCGGTGGTCGGTCATACCCGCACCTCCGCAGCCCGGCGCGCGGCAATCATGTCGCGATAGGCCGTGGTTTCAGCCGCCCGAGAGACCGAGTAATCCACAGCCTCGCAGGCGTTCAGAACGTTCGGCCCGTAGGCATTGCTGTTCCAGCGGCGGGCGACGATGTCAGCGCTCAGCGGCGCCGCCATGATGCTGTCCAGATCACGCGCCAACTGACGGCGCATCCGCGTCAGCGGCTCCCTGTGCATGGCGTAAATCGACGGAAGCAGGCGATCCTTGGCCGCCTTGAGCATCCGCAGAGCCGCGTCAATCTGCGCGATATGGCCGTTGATCAGAAGCTGGGCGCGCATTCCCGCGCTGCAGGCTTCGTTGGCGGTGATGATTTCGTGGCGCATTGGCCGGAACTCCATCTGGTGCCGGGTCTGCTGGGGAGCGGGCCGGGCTGATGGAGTGATATCTACATGCGCATACGCATATCGTCAATGACCAATTTATGCGCCACCGCATTTTTTATGAGCAAGCGGATTTCCGCCGATCGCGCCCACAAAAAAGCCCCGCAGCGAACGAGCGCGCGGGGCTAGTGTGGGAGGGAGGCGAGCAGGGGTATGCCGCCGTCAACCGCTAGAGCAGGGTTGTGTTACGACGATGTGGCAGACCGACGCCTAAGCCATCTCAAGATCGCCGCGCTGTTCAGCATCCGCCTCCATTGAGCGAACGTGCTTGAGATAGTTGGCCGCCAGAGCGAGATGGACCCTTTTGGCTGATGGATCGCTGGTCATATTGGCTTTCCGGATCTCAGTCCTGGCGCGACGCTCATAATAGGCTTTGTCCGAAATTCTGCGCATTTTGCTCCTCCTTGAGTTGAACAAAAGCGACCTCGTTGAGAGACCGCTATCCCAGGCGGCGAGCCTTGGGACGCTCCGAATTTACCAAAGAGCGGCTCGATTCTTCAAGAGGGAGGAGGCACGAAAAACCCCGCCGCGAGCTGGTCGGGCGGGGTGGATCCGCAACCACCTCATGCACGCATATTGACATTTGCACGCATGAGATAGAATATATGCGTGCAAAATGCGTGCAGGAGAATTCTATATGGCGGAAAAATTGAAAGGTAAGGCGGCCGGCGGCGCTGCGCGCGCAGCGTCACTCACTGAGGAGCAACGCCGCGAAAGCGCAAGAATAGCGGCGGAAGCCAGGTGGCAGAAAGCTCGAGAACGTGAGCGGGCGGTAGAGGTTGATGATGACCAGTCTGCGGAAGTTCTTCAGCCTGTGTCCTCTTTGCCGATCGCGAGGCACCGCGGGGTGCTCAACATCGTGGGCCTCGAGGTTCCCTGCTATGTCTTGGACAACGGTGAGAAGATCATCGGGAGAACGTCTGCGACCGAACTACTCACCGGCGTTAAAGGCGGTGGCGCGCTCGAGAAGTACTTAGCGGTAAAGTCGCTAGAACCATTTATAAACAGCGCCTTAGTTCTCGAGAGAATGGTGCCATTCAGGCTGTTGGAGGTGGAAGGGCTGGAGAAAGCGGTAAAAGGCCTCCCAGCGGACCTGCTGATTGAAATATGCCAAGGATTCGTTGCTGCCCTGCAGGCATCGCTCAACCCCTCCTCTACTTATCCTCGCATGACAGATCGCCAGCGGCAGATGGCAATGCAGGCGAGCATTTTCCTGTCCGCCTGCGCCAAAACCGGCCTCGAGGCACTTATTGATGAAGCCACTGGCTATCAATACGAGCGAGCGGAAGATGCCCTTCAAGTCAAGCTTCGAGCATTCATCGCCGAAGAATTGAGGGCGTGGGAAAAAACATTCCCTGATGAGCTATGGCAGGAATTCGGGCGACTTACGGGTTGGAAGGGCAGTCTTACGAGCCGTCCGAAATGGTGGGGCAAGTTGGTCATTGAATTGATTTACGACACTTTAGATCCAGACGTCGCCAAATATCTGCGGGAAAATAGGCCGCCGCCTGGGGTAAGGTGGCATCGTCAGTTGACCGAGAATGTCGGTGTTCGAGCCTTGGTTTCTCGTTGCTATGAGATCATCGGCATGGCGAAAACTTGCGATAATATCCGGGATCTTAAAGAGCGAGTTGCTCAGCATTACGGTCGCGAAATCGTACAACTCACCCTTGCGCTGCCTAAGCCTTCCAAGCCCTAAGCCGCAGCTTGGGGGGGAGGAACATCACCTCCCCCCACCTACCACCATCCAAATCCCGATAGGAAACACCCTGCCCCGCTTTTCCTATTTCCTACACGCCCCGCGTTCCGATAGAGAACAAAAAGAGAACGGATGAGTCGAGGCGTTGGCGATGGCGGTGCTAGCAGAACCAGCATGCGAAGTGGGTTGCCGAACCTGCCTCATGGGTTGCGCTGTTCTCCCTGCCCGCCTGCTTTGGTGGGAGCGGGAGATTGAACGACTGTGCCAGGAACGATCGCTTCGGCCGAGCTGTCTGGAGACGCGCCGTGCTTTAGAAGGAGCGCTAATCTGTCACGCAGGCTTGAAGCGACAATTGGCGGATAGCCCGAGAGCGGCGTTCCGGGCGGAACCTCCTGCATCGCGTCGGAGATCATGCGCCGGAAGTCGTCTTCACTAGGCAGGCCGTCCCCTGCCCGCAATGCCGGGATCTGGGTCAATGGCATGGTGATAAGCTGCTCGATCGTCACGTCAGCAATTCGGGCAAGAGACAGCAGGTTATCTGGCTTCGGATCGGCGCCTTTCTCCCACCGGACGATGGTTGATTGGCCGACACCGATTTGCTCGCCAAACTCGGTTTGGTTGGCGAATTTCGACCGCAGCGATTTGATGTTTTCGGAGAGGATCGACATTCCCGCCGGATAATTGGAGAGGCGCAGATTCTCCAATCCGCTCACGCATATTTGCATTTGACACCATATGCGTATGCGCATAGAGATATCGGATGAGCGAGATCAGAGCCATCCGTGACGCCCTTGGTTTGACGCAGGCCCAGCTTGCCGCCCAACTCGGCGTAACGCAATCCACCGTTTCCCGGCTCGAAACCGGCGAGATCACCCCCGACCGGCGGACGATGCTCGCCGCTCATGCGCTGAAGGCCGCAGCGAAGCCCGCTCGCCGCCCCACCAAGCCCGCGAGCGCGGCGGCGGCATGATGTGGCGCGTCCTTCACGCCGCCGTGTTCGCGCACTGGTCGCTCCTGCTGATATCGCTGATTTGCGATATCGCTGAGCATGGCGAGCTTCAGCGGTCGGCATCCGCTGCCGGTCATTTTAGCACGGGCTTCGTGCTCTACATGTCGGCCGCTCTCGTCGCGACTGCTGCATCCGCTCTTCGGGCCTCTTGGGTCGATCGAGCCTAGCCCATGCTGCGCAGCCTCACCGATCAGGACAATGCCGAGCCGGCCAACGAATTGGTGTGGTGGCAAGAGGGCATCCCCGCTGTCTGCTCGATCCGTGTCGGCAGCCATCGCTTCCCGTTCCGCGCCGGCTTCTTTCCAGTTCTTCGGGTCGCATCCGAAGACGGCGCCGAGGGTCGTTACCCCTTTCCGGCTCTCGGCGCCCACAATTTCCAGACCAATCTTCATGAGGATGCTTCTGCATGATGCACCGCAACACCACAGCGGAAGAAACCGGGGTCGTATCTCGCAATTGCGTCATCGACACCATGCGCACCCTTCTTCGCAATGCGGTGGTCGTGCGCCGCCGCTTCACCGTCGAGCAGCTTGCAGAACTGTCGGGCGTCAAGGTCCGCGCGATCCGCAGCTACATGGTGATGGACGATGGCGAGGTGCGCGAGCCTTCGCTTTCCAGCGCGCTGAGCATCGCGACCGTGCTGGGCACCGAAGCGGTCAACGCGATCCTGGCGAACATCGGCTATGCGGCCCGCCCGCTGGACGAGGCGGAAGACGCCTGCCCCATGGTGATGACCGCCGCCGCCATGCAGCATCTGTCGGTGATCGCCACCGCCGCTGCTGATGGCCGGATCGATCATATCGAGCGCCCGGCCGTGCGTGAAGCTGCTGATATGCTGATCGCCACGGTGCTGCCGGTTTCTAGCCATGGGGATGCAGCATGACCAGCCCCCGGGAAGCCGCGCTGGCTGAGGCTGTGCGGAAAGCGAAGGCTGCGACCCGCAACGTCGGTCGCGTGATCCTCCAGCCCCCGCACGTCTATGACGATATTCGCGCCGATCGCGATGCGCAGGTGCGAGAACTCAAGGGTGAGGGCCTTAGCCCCATCGCCATCGCTCGCAAGATCGGCTGTTCCCCGCCCACCGTGCGGGAAGCGATACGGAGGTTGGCGCTGTGAACTGGCGCCGCATCTTCGCGCGCCGCGCTGCGCCGAACCCCGCCCGTGAGCTGGCCCTTATCGGTCACCACCAGCACCGCGAAGCCGTCAAGGCCCGTGCCCGCCTGATGCGGGAGCAGCTTTGTCTGCCGCCCCTGCCCATTCTCAACCCGGAAGGAAAATAATCGTGTCCGAAGGCAATATCGCCGCCGACCAATTGCGTTTGCTCATCGAGCGCTGGGAACGGCTGGAAGAAGAGAAAAAGGGCATCGCGGACGATCAGAAGGACGTGATGCTGGAAGCCAAAGCGACCGGCTTTGACCCGAAGATCATTCGCCAGGTCATCCGCATCCGCAAGATGCAGCCGCACGATCGGCAGGAGTTGGAGGCGACCCTTCACACCTACCTGACCGCGCTTGGCATGCAGTCGAGCTTCGACTTCTGATGATCCGCCGCGTTCAGGCCCTCGGCCGTCTCAAGGTGGGCGCGCAGAACAAGACGGAAGCCTCCTATGAGGCCAACGTTCTGCGTCCTGCCCTGCTGGCCGGCGACATCGCGTGGTATCGCTTCGAGGGCCTGAAACTGCGCCTGGCGGACAACACCTTCTACACCCCCGATTATGCCGTGATGCTCCGTGATGGGCAGATCGAAGCGCATGAGGTCAAGGGCTTCTGGACCGACGACGCCCGCGTGAAGATCAAGGTCGCCGCCGAGCAGTATCCGTTCCGCTTCATCGCCGTCCGCGCGCTGGCCAAGAAGGCTGGCGGCGGGTGGGATCGCGAGGTGTTCGAGTGAGCCGCTGGTTCCGCCTCTATGACGAGTTTCTGGACGATCCCAAGATCCAGCGCCTTCACCCGTCGCTGCTCAAGGTTCTCCTGAACATCTGGTGTGTCGCCAGTCGCCACGATGGTCGACTGCCCTCGCATGCAGACCTTAGTTTCAGCCTGCGCATGTCGGAGGATGAAACGTTTCGTGCTGTTTCAAAGCTCGCGGAAGCCGGTTTTATCGACACCGACGCCGCCACCGGTGAACAGCGCCCTCATGGCTGGGACTGCCGCCAATTCCGCTCCGACACGTCGACCGATCGGGTCCGTGCGCACCGGAAACGGCAGAAAACCGCAATAAAACCAGACCCTACCCCGCCAAATGGGAACGGCGCAGGAAACGGCGATGAAACGTTTCATGCAACGCCCCCAGAAGCAGATACAGAACAGAGTTCCGTTACTGACGTAACGGGCACAGTCGTGCCGCACCCGGCAATGGATTTTGTGAAAGCTGTCTTTGACGGCGGAATCCGCCTGCTCCGTCGCGACGATCCCGAAATGTCCGAACGCTCTGCCCGGTCCATCGTCGGCCGGTGGCGCAAAGCCGTCACGGACGCTGAACTCATCACCATCCTCATGGAAGCTGAAACCAAGAGCCAGTCCCTCGAATGGGTGACTGCTGCTGTGGAGACACGCAATGGAACACGCACACGGCAACCCGCTGTTCAACAAGCCGCTCACGGCCTACGTGGGCCAAGGCCAGACCCGGCCGTCGACCTCCTCCGACAGGCCCGCGCCGAGCAGGAGGCAGGTTTCGGCGAAGACGAAGGAGGCGATAGCCAAGCTTGGGCTTCGCTACCGTCCTACCTCACAGACCGATCTTGAGGCCCATGCCGGCCAGCTCGCGATGTTGGCCACCGATCTGCACGACCTACCCGTCGACCTGCTGGAACGGGCGATCGGTGACTGGTCGGTCAAGTCGCCGTTCATGCCGAAAGCCTTCGACCTGGTGCAGTTGGCGAAGGGATATCTCGCCAAGGCTCAGCCGCAGCAGCGCGAGGTTCCGACCGATTGGGAGGATATCGCGCGCCGCCGGAACGACCGGATGAACGCAGACCCGGAAGCACGGCGCGGTGTCCGCTGGGTTGCCAATGCCACCGGTGCGACCCTGGAACTGGACCCGACTTATCGCACCGACATGGACCGTTTCATGGGCAAGCTGCACGACCGCACCGCGACCGCTCGCGATGTCGAGCGAGCGCCTGAGGTCTGGCGGAAGATTGCCGAGGAGCGCGGATATCTGCGCCGGTTTGACGATGGCGCTTTCGTGATCCGCGAACGCCGCTGCGAGAATGTGGGGCTGTGATGAACGAAGAATTGACCCAAGCCTATATCGACCTACTGACCAGCATGTTCACGCTGCACCGGGTCATCAAGACCGATCCCGCTCACGCCGCGAAGGTCGAGCTGCAGAACCACCACGCTCGCATGATCGGGCAGGCGATCGCGGACACTGGCGGCCCGCAGGCTATGCGCGCCTTCATCGACCAGTTCTTCGACGCGACCGAGAGCGATGATGCGGAAACCTGGCTGTATCGCCGCTGGGACGGCATCCGCCTGTCTGACGGGTCAGTGTGGGTGTCATGACCGCACCCCGCATCAAAGAAATCGGTTGCCTTTGTGGCGCCCGCGAGCGCGACACCGGGCAGAACCGCCCCCGGCCTTGCTGGGGCTGTGGGGATAAGACGGGCATGGGGAGGTTTGACCGATGAGCAAGCTGCGCGAAATGGCGCGCCGCGCGATCGAGGGCTTCGTTGTCCTCCACGGCGGCAACATCGCGGATATCTGGATCGAAGGGCAGTCCTATCGCTGGACCGCGCCTGACGGTCGAGTTGCCTCCGTGGGGTGGGAAGCATGACCCCCGCCACCCTCCAGCAAGCCCGCGAGAACGTCGCGGCGCGGTATGCGCAGCCGTATCATCGGGCGGCAATTTTGCGAGGTGAATGGGACGCAGGCTCACTCGTTCGGGATGAGATCGCCAAGGTTGAGGGGAGGAAGTGATGGGGTGGAAGAAGCTAGCGTTGGTCCCGATCGCGCTCCCGTTCGCAATGTATCTTGCCGGCGCTTTCGCGTGCGCCAGCTTCGACATTTCCCACTGGCCGGATGCCGGTCGCGCGCTCTGCGCCATGATGATGTTCGTGGGGGCTATCGTCGGCTGTGGCCTCGCCTCAGCAATCAACGATGGGTGGCGCCCATGAACCCCCGAGCCGCCCGCCAGGCCAGCGGCATGACCCGCAACGAATGGGCAAGTGCCATGGGGGTGTCAGTGCTGACTACGAAGCGATGGGAACAGCACGGCAGCCGATACGCCCGCTCGCCAACGCAACACCGCGTCGAGCGCATGGAGCGCGTGCTTACCGGGTGTGGGGTCGATTTGAGGGAGGTTATGGGATGAACGCTGTTGCTGTGATTGAGGCGGCGGTGACGCCGCTGAACGCTTGGGTGAATGAAGGCCGCGCGATCGCTGGCCGCATCACCGCCGCCACATGGGAACTTGGCGATTGGGCAAATAGAGGCGAGCAGGAGGGGTGGTGCGATCAGGGCAAGTTCGAGCTTCTGGGGGGAGAGTTGGGCCTTTCCCCGAAGCGCATCCGCGAGGTTCACCGTGCCTCCAAGGCATTCCCGCCGCACCTTCGCGATTCCGCGCTGACGGTCGAGCATCACATTCAGGTCGCTGACCTCCCACGCGACGAACAGTTTGAACTGCTCGGCATGGCCAAGGATCAGCACTGGAACGCGGACGACCTGCGCAAACAGACGATCACGCGGAAGGTGGAGACGGGACGCGCGGCAATGCTCAGCCCCGACGAATGGGACGACCACTGCCGGATGCAACTGCAGCACGCCTGGAACCGGGCCAGCGTCTCGGTGCGCGAGGATTTCGCCGAACTGATCGCGGCAAGCCATATGGGGGTGATCGATGCTTAATCACGGCACACGCGGCGCCCATCGCCGCCCATCGTCCAAACTGATCCCGCCCCTGCCGCCCGAGTTCGCGCAGCAGTTCGTGGAAGGCGGATGGCGGCGCATCGAGCGGGTCTATGGCGCGCGCAACGATCTGGTGCGGAAGTGGATCGCCATGGCCGGCGGGGAGCGCGAGCTTAAGCGGTTGCGGCGCGAGTATATGGCTAGGAGGCGGAAGGGATGAGTGATCGTCAGGCGGCGGCTCTGCGCATCATGGAATCGTTCGTTCGTCAGCGTGGCGGTGATCCTCAGAATATCAGGCTGGAGGCCGGCGCGTATCGCTGGACCGCGCCTGATGGCCGCGTTGCCTGCATGGGGTGGAAGTCGTGAACGATAAGCAACTCCGGTTCGCGCAAGAGTATCTTATCGACCTGAACGCTACTCAGGCGGCCATACGGGCGGGCTACAGCGCCAAGACAGCATCGTCGCAGGGTGAGCGCTTGTTGAGGAATGTTGAGGTTCAAAGGGCGGTTGCAGAGGCTAAAGCGGCACGTTCGGAAAAAACCGGCATCGATGCAGCATGGGTGTTGAGCCGGCTCGCCGCCGAAGCCTTTGCAGACCTTGCTGACCTGTATGATGAGGATGGCCGGGTGAAGCCGGTCAAGGATTGGCCATTGGTTTGGCGCCAGGGCCTCGTTGCTGGCATCGAAGTCGAGACGATCGGCGAAGGCGCTGGCCACGTCACGAAGGTCAAGATCAGTGAGCGCATCAAGCGGGTCGAGCTGATCGGCAAGCATGTCGACGTGCAGGCGTTCAAAGAGAAACTGGAGGTCGCTGCGGCCATGACGCTGGTGATCGATCCTAAGGACGCTGCGCTTTGAGTCCAGCGGTCGGATTTTCTGACGAAATCACTGCCGAGCGTCCCGTTGGGCTAGGCCATAATGGCGGCCCGCCGATTGCCAAGCTGACCCCGAGGCAGGAAGAGGCGCGCGACCTCCTCGTCTCCCCCGCCCGCAACATCATGCTCCGGGGCGGCTCGCGCTCGGGCAAGACCTTCCTGCTGGTCCGCGCGATCCTCCAGCGCGCTATCAACGCCCCCGGCAGCCGGCACGCGATATTCCGTTTCCGCTTCAACCACGCGAAAACCAGCATCTGGGCCGACACCCTGCCCAAGGTGCTGAAACTATGCTTCCCGGCGTTGCGCGTCCGGTTCGACAAGACGGATTTCTATGTTGAGTTGCCGAACGGGTCGCAAATCTGGATCGCGGGCCTGGACGACAAGGAGCGGGTCGAGAAGATCCTTGGCGCGGAATATTGCACCCTCTACTTCAACGAGAGCAGCCAGATACCATGGGGATCGGTGGAAATCGCCATGTCCCGCCTCGCGCAGAAATGCGAGCTGGCGCCAGAGATCGCGGCGGCAACAGGGCGCACGCATCTGCCGCTCAAAGCCTATTTTGACTGCAACCCGCCGTCGAAGCTGCACTGGTCGTTCCAGCTATTCCGCGCCAAGGTGAAGCCTGGCACCAAGGAAGCGCTGCCGAACCCCGCCGATTATGTCGAAATGAAGGTCAACCCTTCGGACAACGCCGACAACCTGCCCGCCGAATATTTCGAGGTGCTGGCGTCCATGTCGGCGGCCAAGCGGCTCCGGTTCGAGGCCGGCGAATGGGCGAGCGAGGTCAACGGCGCTCTGTGGGCGCTGGAGGACCGGCAGACCGAGGGCGGGACGATACCGGGCATCGATGGCCACCGGGCGACGCTGGAGCGCAGCCCTGACGATGGCAGGCCTCAGGTTCGCTATGCCGGCGCAGTGATCGACCTGCAGCGCATCGTGGTCGCGGCTGACCCCAGTGGGACGAAGGGCGACGGCGGCGGCGATGACATCGGCATCGTGGTCGCGGCCAAGGGTGTCGACGGGCGCGGTTATGTTCTGCAGGACGCCACCTGTCAGCTATCCCCCGATGGATGGGGCCGGCGCGTGGTCGAGATGTATCGACGCTGGGGCGCCGATCGCGTCATCGGTGAGCGCAACTATGGTGGTGCCATGGTCGAGTTCGTGGTGAAGACGGCCGACCAATCCGTCTCATACAAGGAGGTCAGTGCGACGCGCGGCAAGGTTGTGCGCGCCGAGCCGATCTCAGCGCTGTATGAGCAGGGTAAGGTGAGCCATGTGGGCGATCACCCCGACCTTGAGGATCAGATGTGCAACTTCACCGCGTCGGGCTTCGTCGGTGAGGGGTCGCCTGACCGGGCCGATGCCATGGTGTGGGCGCTGACCGAGTTGATGCTTGATAGCGCGGCGCCATGGGGCGCGTCCCTCTAACCTACCGTCCGTAGAATATCGCCCCCTGTCGCCGCAGCGTTCCAGCATGGCCCAACTGCTCGACCATCGCGGCAACCCGATCCAATCTGCCGCGCGCAGCAATGTCGTGCCGATGGTGCGGGACGGCCTTGGCGGGCTGGTCAACGGCATGACCGGCGCGGGCACCGGGATCGACCGCAGCGTCTGGGATGCCTGGCACTTCATGCCGATGTCCCCGCAGGAAATCGTCGCCGGCTATCGCTCCAACTGGCTGCTCGGCAAGATCGTGGACATTCCTGCCGAGGACATGGTGCGTGAATGGCGCGACTGGCAGGCTGGTGAGGCCCAGATTGAGACGCTGGAAGAGGCAGAGCGCAATTTCGATATCGTCGGCAAGGTGCAGCAGGCCATCGCCTATGGGCGCTTGGGCGGCGGCGCGATGCTTCTCGGATATGGTGATGCCAACCCCGAAGCCCCTGCCCCGCAGTCGGGTAAGGACAGCCTGAAATATGTCCACGTCTTCAACCGCTGGGAACTGACGATCGGCGAGGAACAGCGCGACATCACGTCGCTATGGTTCGGTCAACCCCAGCATTTCAAGATCAACGGCAAGCTCGACAATCCGAAGATCCACCCGTCCCGCGTGATTGTGTTCAAGGGTTCGCCTGTGCCACGCTTCCCCGGCGTGACATGGGAAGATCATTTCTGGGGCGATAGCATCGTCTTCCGCATCGACCGAGCCGTGAAGAACGCGATCAAGGCCAATGACGGCTTTGCGCGGATGATCGATGAGGCGAAGATCGACATCTACCGCCTGTCTGGCTTCATGCAGAACCTCATCAGCAACGAGGATGAGGTGCGCAAGCGGGTGCAATATACTGATGCGGGCAAATCGTCGCTGCGAGGCGTCTATCTCGACAAGGACGACGAGTTTATCCAGCGCCAGCTCACCCTGACCGGTATGCCGGAAATGATCGAGGCGCTGCTTTCGGTTGTTGCCGGTGCCGCCGACATCCCCGCCACTCGACTGCTTGGCCGCGCGCCGCAGGGCATGAACAGCACCGGCGACCACGACGAGCAGAACTACCACACGATGATCCGCAGCAAGCAGCGGCTCTATCTGTCCCCCTCGGTCGACCGCCTCGATGCCACGCTGATCCCGTCCGCGCTCGGCAGCCGGCCCAAGGAAATCAACTATAAGTGGTCGCCGCTCTCGCTGCCCAGCGAGAAGGAGCAGGCCGAAACCAACAAGCTCAAGGCTGAGACGATCAAGATCTACGTCGATGCGGCACTGCTGCCGTCGAGTGCGATCGAGAAGGCTACGCAGTCCATGCTGTCCGACGACCAGTGGTTGCCGGGCCTGGACAAGGCGCTGGCCGAAGCCGAGGCCGCCGGTGAAGAGCCGGGCGGTGACGAATCCGAACTGGGGATCGTGCCCCTCGGAGAGAAAGGAGGTGGTCAGTCGTCTCGTGCGCCGGGCGGTGGCCGTTCCACTGTGGCTACCGCCGACGCATGGCTATCCGACGCCACGCCGCGCCCGCTCTATGTCCAGCGCAAGCTGCTGAACGCCGCCGACCTGATCGCATGGGCCAAGGGCAACGGTTTTGCCACCACCCTGCCCGCCAGCGACATGCATGTGACAGTCCTGTATTCCCGCAGCCCGGTTGACCCCATGAAGATGGGCCGCGACTGGCGCGAGGATGAGAAGGGCCAGATCATCGTTCGCCCCGGCGGCCCACGCGTCATCGAGAAGCTGGGCGAGAATGCTGTCGTTCTGCGCTTCGCCTGCCCCGATCTGGACTGGCGCCACAAGGATATGATCGAGGCCGGCGGATCGCATGACTGGCCGGAATTTCAGCCGCATGTGACGATCAGCTACACCGCGCCCGAGGGTGTCGACATCGATGCGCTCAAGCCGTTCAACGGCGCGCTGCGGTTCGGGCCTGAGATATTCGAGGCGCTCGATCTGGATTGGAAGTCCAAGATCGCGGAGGCCTAACGGTGGGCTTTTCGCTCCCCCGCATGGCTCGCCAAGCAGGCAAGAGAAGGGATATCGTTCTCAGGCCCATCATCCCCACACAGGCCGCAGCGACCGACCTCGCCGCGATCTACGCGCCCGCCTGGCAGATATGGGCGGATAACATCGACCGCATCCTTGCCGGATATGACGCGCAGCCGCTGCCCATCGCCGACACGCTGACGATCGACACCGTGGATCAGGTGCAGGCCGCCATCAGCAGCGTGGCGCAGGAGTTCCTGACGATCCTCACCGCGCGGATCGCGCCGGGGCTGCGGCAGTGGGCTGTTCGTGCTGAGCGCGTCCACCGCTCGAAATGGTCGGCGGCGATCAAGGCAGGCGTGGGCGTCGATCTCGACCTGATCCTGTCCGCGCAGCCGGTGGAGGAGGCGTTGGGAACGTTTCTCGCTCGCAATGTGGCGCTGGTGACCAATGTCTCTGATGTGACCAAGGGCAAAATTGCCGATGCTGTCTTCCGCGGATACGAGCAGAGGACGCCTGTCAGGGATGTCGCGCGCCAGATACGCGAAGACGTAGGCGGCAGTCGCGCACGGGCGGTCAGGATTGCCAGTGACCAGAACAGCAAATTGAGCAGCGCCTTGGACAAGGAACGACAAGCTGAGGCCGGCCTGTCCGAATACAAATACCGGCATGGTGGCAAGCTGCATGCGCGACCATGGCATAAGGCCAGGGACGGGCATATTTTCACCCTCCGAACGGACAAGGAAGTCGGCGGCTCGGATAAGATCGATGCGGGTGATGGGCCGGGCGAGCCGTCCTTTTGTTCATGCCGCCGTCAGGCCTATATTCGCCTACTGGATGAGGTGGATTAGCCATCAAAAAAGCGAAAAGCATCGGTGCAACTCACCGAGGCTATAACGCCGACCGGGCTCTCCCTGTCCACTTGCCTTAATTGTGGCATCAGTTGTCCACTTGGTCCAGTGGGGAAGGTAATAAACTTCCATTGTTACATAGGGATATAGGGCTTTCATCCTCCGCCGAACCGGAAAATCGGTCAAAATCCATGGTAGAAGATCGGCGTTCAACCAAGGATGGATTTGCACAATGAAGCCTATCACATGCAGCGTCATCGATGCCGCAAACTCGTTGGGGGTCTGCCGCGCCACCATATACAACTGGATGCGCGAAGGCAGGATCGTCACGCACCGCGTCGGAGGCCGGCGTCTGGTGAGCATCGAAAGCGTGAAGGCGCTTGTCGGAGGGCGGAAGTGATCCTGGCTGATGCGACTTGCAACGAGTGCCGGTATTGGCACACTTTGCATTCAGGAGCAGGCGAGTGCAGGCGCCGCGCGCCGTCCGGAGTTGCGTGGCAATCAGGTTTCCTAGCATGTGGCGATAGCAACGGGCTTTGGCCGGTGACCGACTGCCAAGATTGGTGTGGCGACTTCAGTCCGGATCGCTTGTCCCGTCCGTAGAGCCAATCCAAGACCATGCGGCAGACAAGCCCCATGGTGCTATTCTCCGACGCCCTGACCCTTGACGCGCCCCGCCGGACTTCTGACGGCTATATGGCTGTGCGGGCAAAGGCGGCCAGGACCGGAACCTACGCCTACCTTGGCAGCGAAATCGACCCCGAAAACCGCCACGGCCTGCGCGATGCGGGCATGGTCAACGTCCTGCGGGACGCAGCTGCCGTTTTCGATCCGCTGTCTGCGCACAGCTTCATCGGCAAGCCGATCACCGACAATCACCCGACCGTAGCGGTCAACGCCAAGAACTGGCGCGATCACGCGCGCGGGACGGTGATGGGCGCGAAGTGGGAGGAAGGCGGCTATCTCGCCTTCGACCTGATGCTGACGGATGCCGACACCATCGATGCGGTGGACGCCGGCAAGCGCGAACTGTCGAACGGCTACGCCGCGGAACTGCAATTCGGCGATTTCGATGGCCCCGGCGGCGTCAAATGCGTGGCCAAGCAGATCGCCATCAAGGGCAATCACGTAGCGATCGTGGACCGGGGCCGCGCTGGCCCGTCCTGCGCCATCACCGATTCCGTCGCGATCTGCGACGCGAACCCCGCCGCTGTGTCGGCATTCACCCAGGAGAAGCAAGTGAAGAAGATCGTGCTCGACGGTCTGCAGGTCGACCTATCGGACGCGGAAGCCGTCAGCGCCGCGATCTCGAAGCTGCAGGACAAGGCTGCGCAGGCTGAAACCGCTCTGACCGATGCAAAGGGCCAGATTTCCACCCTGCAGGGCGAGAAGGCCGTGCTGGAAAAGAAGCTGGCCGACGCGAACGCTGAGTTGACCCCCGCCAAGCAGGATCAGCGCGTCGCGGATCGGGCCGCGCTGGTGACCAAGGCAAAGTTGGTCAAAGCCGACATCGTGACCGATGGCAAGACCGACGCGGAAATCCGCCGTGCAGTGGTGGCGTTCACGCTCGGTGATGCCGAGGCCTCCGCGCTGGATGATGTCGGTATCGCAGGCGCATTCGCCATGGCGGCGAAGGACGCCAAGCCCGCCGACCCGCTGCGCACGATCATCACCGATGGCCTTCGCGGCCCAGTCAATGACGCCGCCACCGTCGCCACCATCCGCGCCGCGCGCTACGCATAAGGAGGGCTGAACATGTCCGTTCTTCAGAGCAGCTACACCGAGAACCCCGCCAAGGGTTATCCCGGCATGATCGCCAATGGCGAAACCTCCAACCGCATCAGCCGCACCTGTGAAACCGCTGCGGGCATCGCATTCGGTGCGCCCGTCTATCGCGGATGGGGCGACCATGGCGCAGTCGGCACGGTCGGCACGCTGGCCACCTTCCTGGGCTTCGCCGTTGCCACTTCGGCCCTGGGCGCTTTGCCTGGCGCCGATGCTGACGAATATCAGCAGTATGACAACATGACGATCATCACCAGCGGTGCGGTCTTCGTCACCGTCACCGGCGCCGTGACCGATGGCGCTGCCCTGACGGTCGGCACCGGCGCTGGTGCTGCGGACGGTATTGGCGCCACGGCGGCCGATGCCACGCACATCGCGACCGGATGGATCGCAGACGAAACCGTCACGAACGGCCTGTGCCGCATCGTGAAGCGCTAAGGGGGCAATCATGAACGCCATTTCCCATTTCTTCGACGCCGCCGCCGGTCGCATCACCGATCCGATCATGTTCATGGCTGCCGACGCCGCGGTCCAGCGCCAGGTCATCAGCCTGTGGGCCGCCGACAACGCACGCCATGCCGCCTCGTTCGCGGACAAGATCGACTCGTTCCTGTCGGACGCGCAGGTCGGCTATGCCTTCCTGACCCCGCAGCTGCACCGCATCGAATCCGAAGTTTACATGACGAAGTATCCCAGCTTCGACATCACCCGCTTCATGCCGGTCGATAGCTCGGGCGACATGTGGGACGTCGGCACTGTGGTCTATTCGATGGATCAGGTCGGCCAGGCGCAGTTCATGGCCGGCGGGGCGTTCGACATGCCCTATGCGTCGACCAAGATGACGCAGAACACCCGCAACTTCCACCTGGCCGCGATCGGCTATGAATGGAACACGCAGGAAATGCAGCGCGCCGCCAAGCTGGGCCGCTCGCTCTCGTCGGATAAGGCACTGGCCGCCGGCCTCGCAGCCGACCGCTTCATCTACGGCATCGCCATGACGGGCCTGACGCCCAAGGGCGACAACGAGAAGGGCTGGACGGGCTTTGTCAACGACGCGAACGTCGCCAGCGCGCAGGTTGCTGCCGATGGCACCGGTTCGACCCGCACCTGGTCGACCAAGACGGCCGATCAGATCCTGCGCGACATCAACGAAGCGCTGACCGCCGTGGAAACCGGATCGGGCGAAACGATGGTCGCGGACACGCTGGTCCTGCCCACCAGCAGCTACAACTACATCGCCACCACCCGCGTGGGCGACAGCGGCGCCACGATCCTGTCGTTCCTGATGGCGAACAACGCGGCGGGCGAAAGCCTGACCATCCTCAAGAGCCGCGCGCTCGAAACCGCCGGGACCAGCAGCAGCAAGCGCCTCGTCGCCTATGCCCGCAACTCGCAGGTGCTGAAATTCCACCTGCCCGGCCCGCACCAGTTCCTGCCCGCCTTCCAGAAGGCGAGCATGGTCTATGAAGTCGGCGGCATCATGAATGTTGGTGGCCTGGAGGTTCGCCTCCCCGCCGGCATGATCTACCGCGACAGCTTCTAAGAGCCTGTCTTGAATCTCATGCGTAACGAGCGATGCGCCTGATGAGGACGACAGCAGCAGCGGCATATAGAAGTGCAGTTGCGGATTTGATGGTTCGCTCGAAGTCCTTTGCCAAGCGTCGATTTCGATTGAGCCATGCGAAGGTTCGTTCGACCACCCATCGTCTGGGATGGACGACGAACCCGGTCTGGTCGGCGAATTTCCGAACGATCTCTATTGTGATGGATGTGGCTTCCCGGACGCGATCGCTGTTGTAGGCGCTGTCGGCATAGGCATGCTCGACCAAGGGGTGCCGCTGGCGTGACTGCATGAGCAAAGGCACTGCACCGTCTCGGTCCTGCACATCAGCGCCATGGACCAGCAGTTCGAGCGCACGGCCATCGGTATCGACCATGGCGTGGCGCTTGCGGCCCATGATCTTCTTCCCTGCGTCATAGCCGCGCGGTCCACCCGCTTCGGTGGTCTTCACGCTCTGGCTGTCGATGGCCGCCGCTGACGGCATCGGTTCTCGCCCCATTCGGACACGGTCGATCTGGACGAGATGGTGGTTGAGACTTTCAAATGTCCCATCGTCACGCAGAGCGCAGAACCAGCGATAGACCGTGCGCCATGGCGGAAAGCTGTCAGGCAAAAGCCGCCAAGGACAACCTGCCCGCAGCAAATAGAAAATGGCCTCGATGATCTCCCGCATCGGCCAACGCCGTCGCCGTCCGCATTGGCACGGCGCGGGCAAATACGGCTCGATCAAATGCCATTCTGCATCGGTAAGATCGCTTCCATAGCGAAGCTGTGCGCGGCTATGATGCGCGCGGGCGGTCGGGTTCCACATGATAGCTTCCAAGGTCGGTGTCGTAACCCCCCGGAATCATATCGAAACTCGGCCGTCCACCGTTACGTCAGCGTTCTGACACAGCCTCT